AGAATATCGAGTGCAGCTGAAGCAAGCTTGCCGACAAAATCCATAACTTCCTTGACAAGGCCTTTCAGATGCTTATCCCATAGCTGAGTCAGCATGTTTAACATACTGGTTACGAAAGGCTTGAGGAACCCATTCCATAGGCTATCCCATAACTTCTTAATCCCATCTAATGTGTCCTTAAGTCCGCCGATAATCTTTTTGCCCCATTCTCCCCACCATTTGAAAATGATGTCGAGAGTATCCTGGACAACCTTTGATATTAACTTCATGGCTGGGTCAACGGCCCCGCGCCAAATGTCGTCGAAAATCTGCTTGGCAACATCAAATAGTCTTCCGAATATATCCTGCGCACCCATCATGAAATCGGTCAGCATCGGGAGCCCCTCACTAACGAACTTAGATAGGATTGGGAAGACAGAATCCCAAAGAGTCTCAACAACATTAAGTGCACTATCACCTAAGCCCGCCAGTACATGCCCAGCAAGCTCTATGCCCTTCTGCCAAAACGGGATCAGTCCAGTATGGATCCAGTTCTTTAGCGGCTCACCTAAAGTCAAGACGTCATTGAACATCTTTCTAAACTGTTCTTTTCCGCGATCCAAAACTGGAGATATCTCTCCCCACGCAATTTGAAAACTCGGGCCGAACGTTGACACCAGCCAATCCCATCCGGACTTCACCCCTTGCCAAGCCCCATCAAAAGCGGCTTTAACGTCAGCGGCCAGTTTGTCCATCTGGGTTTGGATACCGTCGATATCCATTTCAGGCATCTTCATCTCAAAGTCTTTTCCACCTCCGGCATCAGGTGAATCGTCTTTCTTACTGAAATCCAGGGTGTTTAATTCGTCGAAGCTAGCAAGTGCCCCCTTGGCATCCTTATCTGCTTTCTTTGCCTTCTTGCCGTAGCCCTCCATGGCTTTCTTAGCCGTTTCAATCCCCTTGGCCGCGTCATATGACTGTTTGTATGTCTTACCGAAGAGTGCCGATATAAACGCCGCTATGTAGGCCGTAGCCCTCGCTAGGAACGACATCAAGGCATTGATTGCTGGCAGAATAGCCTCATAGATCGGCTGGAAAGCTACGCGCAAATTTGTCTGTATCGCGTTCAAGCTTGCCGCGTATTCGGCGTTTGTTTTGAGCGAAGCACCCAGATAGGAATTAAAGTCATGGACTGCCCTATATAGGACTGAGAACACAAAGACCTGCTTTAGAATACGGGAGAATGCTGCTGTAAACTGGTTACCCATCTTACCGGAATCCCGACCAGCCGTGTTGAATGATGTTCCGGCACCCGCTGCTGCTCTGGCCGCATTATGCAAGTTACTGGTCAGTTTGTTTGTAGATTTGTTCGCCCGATTAGACTGCTGTGCTGCTTGACCCGTAGCTTGCCCTGCTTGTTGTGATGCTACCGCTGCCTGGTTTGCGGCTTGCCCCATTTGTTGGGTAGCCGTAGCGTTTTGGTTGGCTGCTTGACTAGCTTGCTGTGTAGCTGTCGCAGCTTGCTGTATTGCGTCATCTAGTTTCCATATTTTCGCGGCCGTATCATCTGATTGTTTGCTCAGTCGCAAAATAGTGGATTCCGTGTTGAGTATCTTTTCTTGCAGCTTACTTTTTGCAGCATCGTTAAAAGTGTTCTCGTAAGATTCTTTTAAATCAGCCAGCTTTTGGTGCTGCCGCTCCAGCTTGGCGTTAGTGTTATCCAGCACCTTTGTGAGATGTTCTACTTCTGCCGTGGCAGCGTCAGAATCAAAGGGTTCTGGAGACGCTTTTGTCTTAGCCTTTGTTCGTTTACCTGAATCACTACCTGAATTGCTACTAGAACCATCACTACAACAGCAAGCCGCCTGTGCTCCAGCTGTTACGTCACCTGAAAGCTTTAATTTCTCTAGAAACTTAGGCCCTTTTAAGCCAGACAGCTTTCCAGATATGCTGTCGATCGCTTGTTCCGCTGCCGTTTTGTTTTCCTCTATGGACTGCTTCATGGCCTGGCTTGCCGTATCGATAGACTTTACTAGGCGACCCTCAACGGCAGTTACGGATTGCTCCATACCATCGGCGATACCTTTCATTGCCGTTTCAGTAGTAGACTTCAGCGTCTGGGAGATATTAGCCGCAAACCCATTAAGGCTAAAGCCGCCAAAAGTGCTTTGCAGGGATTTAGTAAGCTGCTGTCCGATCTCCCCAGCTGCCGCTGTGATCTGCTTAGTAAGATCGTTACCGCCTACCAGTTCTAGTCCAAGACTGACCTTTCCAACTTCATCCGACACTCGTTCACCCCCTTGCCGGACAAACAAAAAGACGCCAGTGATGGCGCCTTATCCGAATGCTTGCATTATTATATTTTGGAATTCCTGTACGGCTTTGGCCTTCTCTTCATCAGACCATTTGACTTGACTCACTTCTCGTACCCGCCACTCGTTGCGAATTCGATGCTGTTCCGTGCTGAAATTCTTCAACTTTTCTCTGTCATATCCGGCTCAGCACGCAAGCGGATGCCGTACTGTGCGGCAATGGATGCCTCAATGAGGGGCCAGTCCTCGTACAGGTCGTACCAGGTATTAGGCTTCGTGCTTGGCCGCGAGAAATCGAGCCTCAACAACCTCGAATTCTTCTCCGAGTGCGCCAGCAAGAGCGGCCACAAAGACTATTTGAAAATCAGCGAAGGAGATATCTGATTCATTAATCTCCGCCACGACTTCCTTTCCAAGTGCAAGTTCAAGCACTTCGTCTAGGTACGCTGCTCCATCTCCAGCTTCGTTCATCTTAGCCTGGATAGCCAAAACTGTATTCTTACGGTTATCAATCGGATATTCCTTGCCTTTACCCAGTTTCAGCACCGGGCGCTCATTGGTCAATTTACCCGTAATATCAATTGTCTTTGCCATATTCAATCATCCTCTCGAAATTAAATAGACGGCCGCTTAAGCGACCTCCGTTTAGGGAGTATTAGGAGCTGGTGTATAGTTTGGTTTGCCGTCGGATTGCAGCTCACATTCCAATGTGGATACAGCCGTGCTGTCACCACCGTTAGGAGCTGAAACACTCACAATGCAATCAAATTCTAATTTGCTGCCGTCCGGGAATTCGATCTCGGATTTACTGGAACAATCAAGTCCTGACTTCCAAGCCGTATTGGCGACATAATCATTCCCCGGATCGCCCACATGTCGTTTACCATTCAGAGTAATACTGAACCCTTTCCCCGTGGCAAGACGCCGTGTCCACCCCTCTGTCTCCATTGGTGTCCATTCTTCAACATTCGTATCGATGGCAATACTAAACGTCTCCATCTCTTTGATCAGTGCCATCTCTTGTGCTGTAGATGCCCGGCCTTTGGTACCGATCTTAAACTTAATATCAAATACCGGGAATACTCCGCTTGTTACTGCAGCCATGTTCTCACCTTACCTTTCATAATAAATGTGCGTTTCAATCACATATTCGTACACGCCTTCACTATCTGTTCCAACACTGATTGGTTCAGGCTGCGGCATCTTAAACATGGCGACTCTCTTCCCGCCGATTTCTGCTGTCTGACCGAATAGGGTGGCGTATACTTCCTGCGCCTTCTGTTCTGCTACGTTCGCATTCTTGCCCCAATGAATAAGGATCGATACAGCCTTGACTAGGTAACCAGTTGCCTCCAATCCACCCACAGCAATGCGAACAGGCGCCCCAGTCGTATTGTAGAGGCCAATGCACTGTTGCTTACTGCCATCTATCTTCCCGGTATACCATTGGGGGCAGTCAATCTGTGTTTTGAGCCAATCTCTTACTTCGGCCAACGTCATCATTTGATCAGCCCCTTCGCTGCCATCCTTAGGAACGTGCCGTATGTCTTTACGACAAACTTCTTCTTGTCACCACTCAAATATGGCTCCATCCACTTGCCCTGCGCATTACTGTTTTTGTCGGTTCTAAAATTGTATTCAGGATGCCAGTACAAACGACGAGCATACGGTGTATCGAAAACGATCCTTGCCTCACCCTGCCCTACAACCACATGTCCGCTACGCTCTAGCTCCCCTGTCTGCTTCGGGACAACAGCCGATGTGATGATATCCGACTTGATCGCTTCCGCCGTCATTTCAATCGCCTGCTGCTGGATCTTATCTAAATTATTTAGAGCTGCCTGGTTAAGTGTGACCTTGGTGGTTACCTTCATCAGCTCAGCTCCAGTTCCGTACTGAACACGCTACCGTCCGGATTACGCAGCCGCTTCGACTTATAGATCCTCTTGGGTTCC